ACCGCTTTCTTTCGCTATTAAAGCCATCATTCGCTCCTAGTTAGGGTTACTGTTTCTAAAGTCACTATCGGTCTCTTGGGCAGTCCGCATTCGTAGCGGATGATGTCCCAGTCCTCCATTGTTGCAACGCCTGTCTCAGCCCGTTCAAGGGCTTCCTCAAGCATTTGTTGCCTCTCAAGCATCAGTTGATGCATTTCGTATTCGCTGTTCATAAGTTCGCTTTCAAGTTAAACAGGTTGTAGTGTATCATGTTTAATCTGGTGTTGCACAACAATTTTTTTTAGTGTAACATAGGCTTAACCATGAAAGGGATATGATGACATTACAAGAATATTTTGCAGATAAACCAAGGGGGACGAAGATAGCGTTAGCCCGCAAGCTGGGCATCAGTAAAACGTGGTTTTCGTTGATTGTTACGGGGCGACAACTGCCTAGCCCAGAACTAGCACGCGACATTGAGTTGCACACAGGCAGGAAAGTGAAGAGGGCTGAGTTGCGCCCTGACATATTTGGAAAGACAGCGAAATGATATGGTACAAATTCCACATCGGTGACTACCTCACACACACAGTGCATCTGTCTGATGCAGAGGACTTGGCGTACCGACGCCTGCTTGACCTCTACTACATGAGCGAAAAAGCTATCCCACTCGATACCGAATCGGTTGCGAGAAAGATACGCCTAGATTTAGACATAACCGAATCGGTTTTGAATGAATTCTTTGAACGTACCGAAACAGGGTATTTCAACAATCGTTGCCATGTCGAAGTGACTAAGTATCAACATCAAGTCGAAAATAATCGACAACTCGGAAAGCGAGGCGGGAGACCATCAAAAACCGAATCGGTAACCGAATCGAAAGCGAACCATAACCCTAAGAAGATACAGATACAGAATAAGAATATAAATACATCGTCGAAATTCGACGAGTTCTGGAATGCTTGGCCAACGTCAAAACGTAAGGTCGCCAAAGCTGAGTGCCAGAAGAAGTGGGCGAAGGCTGGACTTGATTCTGTTGCGCAGGCAATTGTTCTCCATGTCAACGCAATCAAAGGTACAGAGCAGTGGACGTCAGGTTTTGAGCCTGCACCGTTGACGTACATCAACCAACGTCGTTGGGAAGACGACGCAGGTACACCAGCCGTAGGTCGGAGGGTCATATGACACACGAAGAGCAGATTAAATGGATGACTGACCGAATTGCGCATTTGGAAACCCAATACGAAAGCGCAATGGGGATGGTGGAAACATTGATGGGCAAGCTAAAACCTCTGACAGAAAAAGCCGTGGAAGCAGAGCGTGAGGCGTGTGCAAAGGTGTGTGAGGATAGCGTTGAAGAGGCTGGCGATGAACTGGCTAGACAAATCAGAGCAAGGGGACAAGCATGAACTTTGAAGCTTGGGTTTCCCAGCAGGTTTCTGCTGGCGAAGATGCAACCATCAGCTTGGGGTTGCTAGAAAAAGAATTTTTTGGCAGTTTTTATTTTGAGCGAAGAATTGCAATTTGGGCGGATGCCCTTGCAAAACAATTGGGTGTGACGGCAACAATTCATTGGCCTAGCAATGTGGTGACCTTTTATCCAAGAGCAAGGGGACAAGCATGACCCCAGCCGAGAGGTTTGTTCAGCGTCTGTCGAAGGTCAAGGGACGCAACGGGTCTTGGACTGCTTGCTGTCCTGCCCACAACGACAAGGGGCCATCGCTTGCTATTCGTGAGACAGAAGACGGTCGAGTGTTGCTCCATTGCTTTGCGGGGTGCGAGACGTTGAACGTGGTGCAGGCATTGGGCATGGACATGACCGACCTGTTCCCACCAGATGACAAGCGACGCGAGTACCCAGTCGAAGGTAAGAAGAGTTTGAAGCCAGCGTTTTACGCCAGCGACCTGATGAGAATTATTTCGTTTGAGGCATTGGTGGTCAGCATCTGCGCTTACGACATGAGTCAGGGTAAGAAATTAAGCGAGACCGACAGAGAGCGAATGAAATTATCACAACAGCGAATTGAAGAGGCAATGAAATATGCAAACGTCTGACGTACAAAAAAGAGCGCAAGAACTCGACGAGGCTCGGAAAATACGCATTGTTCGACCTGATGAGGTGGACTTTGAGAAGTACCTCAAAGCCAATGACGTAGCCCAGAAGGTCAAGGGTGCTGGCGAATTCTTGGATGAGATTGAGGCAGAGATTGCCAGCCCAGTGGTGGAGGTGTCTCAGACTATGCCTTGGACAAAGACTCACGCTGGCTTTCAATTCCGTGCAGGCGAGGTGACTTTGTACGCTGGTGGTAACGGTGGCGGTAAGTCAATGATTACGGGTCAGATTGCGATGGGGCTTATCAAGCAAAACCAGCGCGTGATGATTGCGTCGTTTGAGATGAAACCTAAGCGCACGTTGTTTCGTATGCTTCGTCAGTTTGCAGGCGAGAACATTGACGTACCCCGTTATGTTGACAAACACAGATACCTATCGGCATTGATTCAACGCATGAGAAGTTTTGCTCATGCCAACCTGTGGTTATACGACCAGCAGGGAACCGTAACAGCCCAGCAGGTGATTGCAGTATCACGCTACAGCGCGGTGGAGTTGGGTGTGCAACACATTTTCATTGATTCGTTGATGAAATGCGTATCTGGTGAAGATGACTACAACGCACAGAAGTCTTTTGTCGATGAGTTGACTTCGCTGGCGCGTGACCACAACGTCCATGTCCATCTGATTCACCATATTCGCAAGCTGGCAAGCGAAGAGGTAAAACCCAACAAGAACGACATCAAGGGTTCAGGTTCTATTAGCGACCAAGTGGACAACGTGTTGATGGTCTGGCGCAATAAAAAGAAAGAACACGACGCTCAGAACGGTAGCGTTGATGTGCAGATTCCAGACGCCTACTTGATGTGCGAGAAGCAACGCAATGGTGAGTCTGAGGATTGGTACTCGCTTTGGTATTTAAAGGAGAGCCAACAGTTTGTTGAGTACCACGATTCAATACCGATGTCTTTTGACGGTGGAGGGCGATTTTGAATTATGGCAAGGAGGGCGAAGGAGAAGATGAGCATCGTCACCGTTGTCTCGTTCGGGGAATCATCAAAATGCGTATTGAAAATCGCGATAGCGCGTACCGCTGGCTCAACGGTTACGTTGACGAACGTGGGAAGCGTCACAAAGGGTGGAACGAACTTCATCCCAAGTCCCGCCTTGAGGCAGATATTAGAGAGCAATGGATTAAAGGCAACCGAGGTAACGAAGGAGAATGGAAATGATTGAAATAACACTACCTTGGCCTCCCACGGTCAACACCTACTGGCGCAACTTCAACGGTCGCACCATCATCAGCGCTAAGGGGCGCGAGTACCGCAAAGCTGTGGCTGACCAAGTGTTAATTCAAAGAGCCGCTAAGCACATTGACTACGCGGTGAAGGTGGAGATTCAATGCTTCCGCCCAGACCGTCGTCGCCGTGATTTGGACAATCTTTTGAAAGCGTTGCTTGACTCCATGACTCACGCGGGGGTTATGCAGGACGACGCCTTGATTGAAGACCTGCGTGTGTACTGGGCAGACGAGGTTGGCGGTATGGTCAAAGTAACCATAGAGGGGGTTTTATGAATTGGATTTTGTCGTTGGTCGTTGTGTACTTCCTGTTCACAGGGGAGCCACCATTGATTGACATCTTGCATGACCACGTCACGCAATATCTCAAAGAAAAAGAAAAGAGTCGCACATGAAAACCGAACCAGATTTGATTGACATCTTTGCAATGCTTGCGTTGATTGGTCTTATGCAAAAACCAACCAAGGTTGCAAAGTCAAAAATAGATATTGCCTACGAGGCTTACGAGCAAGCGCAGGCAATGCTTGATGTGCGAGAAGACTTCATCAATAAAAGGAGTGACTGATGGATACATTGTTCAACGTCGTTGGTTTATTTTTTATGGTGTCAGGAGTTTTGGCTTGGGCTATTGGAATTTTTTTAGTGTGGTACTACTGGCTATGTCAGCCTACAAAGGAGGAGTAAATGTTTAACACGTTTGGAGAATTTTTTTGGGCATTCATGTCGCTGTCTGGATTCATGTTTTGGATTTGCATGGTGATTTTTATTGCAATGGTAATCAGGCGCAACCGCGCAAAAAGAAAGGCTTACTATGAGTGAAGACAGAGACCCGCATAAGGCGGTTGACTACATCCTGCTCAATGGCAAGAAGTTTGCCAAGGCAAAAGCAGAGCGGTGCTACATCGAAGAGTACCGCAAGTCGCTCAAAGCGATATTGATGAAGCGAAGCATGGAGAACGCCATTGGGGCGCAAGAGCGCGAGGCATACGCGCATCCTGAGTATGTGCAGTTACTTGAGGGGTTGCGCGAAGCGATAGAAGTTGAAGAGAAGCTACGCTGGGATTTGCTGGGCGCTCAAGCCCGTGTAGAAATCTGGCGAACAGAACAAGCAAACAACAGAGCAGAAGGAAGGGCAACGGTATGAAAACTTATTCAATTGACATAGTGAAAGTTCCCAAAGATTGGGGCGGTGCATTGTCGGAGGCGGTGGTTGATTCCGAAACAGGTAGCACAGCATTCATTGTTGGCGAAGACCAAAAGTTTGCAAAGCGCTTAGTTGAGTTTATGAATCGGTTTGAGCGCATCAAAGATAAAGGAGAGGCAACGCTATGAAAAAGATTTTTATTGCAGTGTGCGCAATCAGCGCTTTGGTTGGGTGTTCGTCCAACAAGGAACCGTACATCACGGCGCAGAACCTTGTCATGGATAGGAACGTCCAGCCCCTATCACGCGGTGAGCAAATTGATGCTATCAAGGATTGTCAAGAAGCTGGCTTACGCGCCCGCGTGATATACGCCAAGCGGTTTGTCAACGGTTACAGCACCGAGACAGTCATCGACGTTCTTTGCTCCAACAGATATGCGTTTTAATGCTTTTCAATGGGGAGTCATCCACGGTCTGGCTTGGGTAGTTTGCTTGGCTGATGGGTGGGTTCTCCACAACCACGTTCTGTTTGGGGTTGGGTTATTCTTTTTGTTTTATTCAATGTGGAGAATGATTGTGACAAAGACACCAGAAGACGAAGAGTTTGAGCGCATAGAGCGTGAGCAGGCAATGGGTTGGCGCAAGCGCCAGATTGTGTCGTTGCAAACCAGCGTTGAGTCTTTTGACGAATGGGAACACAGCCACCGCCCAGAGCAGTACGACGTAGAGCGTCGCGCCTACCTTGCGGGATTTGAGGCAGGTTCACGCAATGAGCGACTCAAGAAGGAATTGAATGACTGACAAACCAAAGACTTGTCAGGTGTGTCGCCTGCGACCAGCAGACGTGAAAGGCAAAAACAGCAGTGGAGCGCCTCAGTGGCGATGCCAGACCTGTCACGACCTCAAGAACCGTTCAGGCTTTACCAAGGGCAAGCAATGACCACGTTGAAGGAAAAGAAGCACATGAGCGCGGTGGCTGAACTGGGGTGCGCGGTATGCAGGCGGATGGGATACCAAGGCACGCCAGCAGAACTACACCATCCAAGGCGATTGGCGGGGGGCTGGGGGCGTTCTAGCCACATGAGTGTCATACCGCTATGCCCAGAGCATCATCGTGGCAATACGGGCTTGCACGGGCTAGGAACTAAGGGGTTCGAGAAGCACTACGGGTACGACGAGGCTGACCTCCTCAAAGAAACGCTGACCTTACTGGGAATCGAAGAATGACAAAAAGAATTGTTTGCTGGTTTAGTTGTGGCGCGGCGAGTGCTGTTGCCACCAAGCTGGCTATTGCGGAGAACGCAGGCAAGTTGCCTCTGGTGATTGCCTACACCGAAGTCATGGAGGAGCATCCCGACAACAAGCGATTCCTTGCAGAGTGCGAGAAGTGGTTTGGGCAGGACATCGTCATCCTTGGCAACGACTACTACAAGCGCTCCATTTACGAGACGTTCAAGACCAGCGCGATGAACATCAGGGGCGCCGCTC